ATCATCTAATTTTGCGTCGTCGAGTGTATGAGATATTTCGGGTGGGGTGAAGAATCCATACTCTGATTCACCTGATATATCATATCTCCAAATGTTACTGACGACCGACTCTGATTGATAATCGCTGCCCACCCACGAGGGGACAGTCTCTACACCAAAAGCGTTGGAAAGATACGGACGAACCAAGTCATCTTGATAGACACTTCCAGTGTAGTTCCACATTACATTGTCGGATGATGTTGCCGCATCTCGAACAAAACCCTTACCACCCCAAGCATATCTTCGATATGTTCCGTCAAGTAAGTTTGCACCCTTAATTTCACCATCTGGTCCATTTAGGTTTGTAAATTCCGACCACAAAGAATCCCCCTCGTCCCACCACAACAGACTTTGGAAATGTGACTCAAAGATACTGTTTGGGTTTACACCACTCATGGGTGCCTTAAACGAATGCCAAGATGATGGAAGTCTTTCCTCTGGAATTGGGAAATTGTTAAACGAAATGTGTGCCCATTGATTTTGTTCTGTCACCGCACGATAAAATACCTTGAGGGGATCAAACCTTTGTGGTTTTTCTAAGGAATCTACACCATTAGTTGCCACTGTGGGATAAAGAACTGGCTTTGTCCCTGTTTCTGTGATGTAATCCTTAAATTTATCTGTTCGTGTTACTGCGACATCAAATCCAAATGGATCCATTCCAATAACACTGATATTGTAGTTTGCGGAGTGTCTACCAAATGGTCCTGCCGTCAATTGAACAAGGTACGGTAAATAATATTCAGAGCCTGCATCACGGTTAAATCCGAGAGGGAAGTCACGAAGAGTTTCTTGTCCGATTGGGTTTTCAAATTCAATCCGAACATAACTTTGAACTTCGGCAAAGAATCTTCTTGGAGATTTAAATGGTTCGCTCGGAGCGTACCAGTTAGATCGGTTAACATAATTATCAACCAATGAAGAACAATCGCTGGGTGCATAATCACAGTAATTGGTATAGTTTGGACCAACATTATATTCTAAGAATCCGTTATCGTAATACAACGGAGAATCAAATGATTCCTCTCCCAAGAAATCTTTGGTGTATCCTAATTGACCACCACGACCACCGTTCATACTAATACCAACAACACTTATTTGAATTGAACCATCGAGATTCCAATAATTTGTAGTTCCGCCTGGGTATTCGTTAATGGGTTCAAGAGGTTCGCTTGGATCAGAGGGTCTTTCCCTACTACTTGATGGAGATGTTGGTAATATTTCAACAATGATTTCTCCGGGGAAACCAAAGTCTCGATAAAAGTGTTTGTCATAATTATTTGAAAGACCAAAATTACTCATACCCAATGTTTTTGCATAACCATCAGCATAGAAAGTATTATTCGCAAGTGGATCAATATTTCCAGGCCCAAATGGAGCGCCATATTTTACCGATTCTTGTTGAACTCTTCCTGGCAGTGCTGTTCCTGCGTATGTTGGATAACTGATGTAATCGGTTGTTGGGTGTTGTGGATTATTTTCCACCTGTGAAAAGCCAAAATTAAATCTATCTTGTTGTCCTAGTGCCCCGCCCGGATACGATGCCCCAAACTGGTCACCAGAAGCATATCCACTTAGTTTCTTACTGTAATCCGACATCGCAACATCACTCGCATTATACTTACCACCACGCAAGTATAAATCAAACATTCCACCTGTTCGTGTGTCATCCGAATCTGGTTGATTTGTTACATTTCGATGTTCAGAATAACTATTCCTATTTCCAAAAAAGGCCGTCAATGCAGCAGTAAATGGTGCGTAAAAATCACCAAATCTTGCACTTCTAATTTTTGAATCTTGTGCAGCATACTTAATGTAATCAATGTATGCTCTATTTTCTAAAAATGGATTTTCCATTCCTTCTGGATCAAATTGTTCAAATGTTGGAGATACAGGAAACCACCAATCATAAGCAAATGCCGCTTGATCAACATTAATTTTATTTTCAACATACCACCCTCTATTGCCTATTCCAGTTAATTCTTTATTTTCACTGTTGGTTGTAATGTTAACATAAGATGATCTGACATTTCTTGAAGGAGTCACGGATTCTAATATTGGCTCTGGTGACTGCAAAAGAGCGTTATTAATTCCACTCAAAGCAAAATATCTCGGAGTGTTTACTTCAAATGAATGTGATTCATTTGTGCTGCCGTTCTCTGAAGTCGTGCTTTGATATCCTTCAGGGAAAACAAGTTGATTGCTAAATGTCATTGGTTCACTTGGCAATCCAAGTAAAATAGATGGACTCATCAAACCATTTGATGTGCCAATATCTGTATTAACTGTTTGATCGTAATATGGATGTGTGTCTTCATCCACAGCGTATGTTGGAACATAATCCTCGATGGTATACCCCTCACCCCCAGTTGCACCCAAATATTCTTTTACTGCGAATACTTCATAACGGCTACCACGAATTGATTTTCGAGTGATTTTTTTTACATTGAGAAGAGTTGATCTAAATCCATCTGCCGTGCCGCCGGGGAGATCAAGATATGGTTTTTTTGAATTAACAAATACTTTTTTGTTTATAAATTCTAACCATGCTTCAGTTATCATGGATCGGTAATTTGAAATAAGTTCTGCTTTTCGATTGTAAATCGCAATCGCACTGTCCGCCCAATTAATAATACATGAGCCTTGCGAATTAACATCTTTAATACCTTGTGAACCTATTGTGCCGGGATCTTTTTCTTTTGGTCCACCGTATGTAAACCTGGCCTTGTAACTTCCACCACCGAATAACTCAGTTGATTGTGAACCAGTATCTTGTTCTTGGTTTGGTGGTGGTGCTGTATTTTCATAACACCCACCACACGGAAATTCATGCACACCACCAATATTAGTCAAGTATAAACCGTGATATGACGCAGCATATTTTGGTGGAGAAGATTGAGAACCATATTTGTGCATCGCACCATGCCAAGAATAATCGCCGGGATTATTGTTTGGAGCGAAAGGATTTTCAGTATAATTTTTAAATCTCACACCACCGGGGTATGTTTGTGAAATTTCATTTTCAACATCAATGAGTCTCTCATCCAATTCACCGAGTGCATCTTCGATTGGTGCGGGATTAAAGTATTCATTCCCCGTGAATTCGTATTCCTCTTTTTCATCTTTTGCTTTGGAATATTCAAACTCATATGATCCTGTTTCAACATGAACATTGTTATAGTTTCCGTATGTCTGACAGTAAGTTCTTTGTTCATCAATACTCTGTGCCATTCGTTGAAGAGAATATATTGTAGCATCAATTTGGAAAAGAACCGATCTCATTTCTTCCTCTGGTTCGTCCATTCCCTTCAAGTTATACAATTCACCCATAGTGATATCAAAGTAGGAATCTCGTCCTGCGGTCAAACCTGCTGCGTCAAATCTCTGTCTTTGTTCTGGTGTCTCACCAACAATAGTGCTTGGAAAAAATCCGTTGGCATTTGCTCGCTCGTCTTTGGGATCATAGTTTACAGTGTCGGTAAAAGAACCTGCTGCTGCTATCTCGTAAAAAATATCGTTATTCTCTATTGGACCAGTTGAACCCTCACTTAATCCACTTAAGCAACAAACGGAACAACGATAGGCAGACCATTTTTCCTTGAGGTCTTTTTTAAATGCGAGTTTTGCACGATCCCTCTTTAAGTCTCGTTTGATGCCTACAATTTCTTTTATCGTTTTGTAATTTGCCTCTGTTTGATCAAACATGGGTTGCCAAAGAAAACTAGAACCATAAGAGTTGTTGGGTTCAACTTGACTTTGATCAGGTTTATAAACTTCTGTTTTTTTGTTTTGGAATGTTCTGAGTCTTGTTCTCTGATCGTTGTAATGTGATTCAGAAAAATAACCATACAGTGTGTCATCTCTCCGAACCGCATCGGTTGGTTCAAAATCAAAATCCTCTGTTATCAAAGGATATTTTTCAATTCGTGCTACTTCATCCTTTTCTTCCTGATATGAGTAATTAACGGTTTCAATTTTATGTGCATCATAAAAAGAGGTGAAGTCAGAATACACATTATCATAATCCGGAGAAACTTTTTCATATGTTGAAATGTAAGCACCGCTGTGAATAAATTCGAGTGGTTGGTACTCTGATTCAATTATAAAAACACCAAATGAATCTAACAGGTTATCTTGGTGGGGGTTGTCGATATAATAATTTCTATCTCGTGGACCGTCTTTTGCAATACTTTCAATTGATCTAAAGCGCCAGCCGAGAAAGTCTTGCCAAAAAAGATAGTTTGTTGCACTTTCATTTGTTTTTGAAACGGCTCTCTCACTTAAAAAGTTCATCAGTTGAATTGGAGACATCTGCTGAACTTGTTTTCTGTGCGGATACAGATAATGATTTCTTTTTAACCATGCGGCATTTGCCGTTGGTTCAATGTCCATGTCAAAAACAGCAAGGGAATTTTCAGTTGGATTAAAGAATTTTTCGGCAAGGAAGTTTACGATACCTACTTCCTTTTCTCCCTCTTCTTCTTCATCATCCTCACCTGTAGCAATTTTTGACACAAAGTCGTCTGATTCCTCTTCAAAAACTCCATTTTTAACATAGTTGTCATACAGAACTTCATAAGGTGAAAATTCAACAAGCCAACTTTGTTCTTGAATATTGCCATTCAATATTGAGTTTACTTCGTCTGCGATTGGTTGGACATTGTGAATATAGAATTGTAGTGAATGGTATGAGTCTAAAACATTCGGTGTTTCAACTTCAAGGATTAATTTTTCTCCACCCACAAGTGGAAGCATTTCCCCGATTTGTGATGGTTCTTGAAAGATAAGACGACCATTGACACCGGGGGTGAACATACTTTCGACAATTTCCATTGTATCGAATATTTGTTGTGATGTTTCGTTGTTTAATAAGTCAATTCTAGTTCCGTCTGGTTTTTCAATTATTGCCTTATAAACATTAACATCAGATACTTTTTCGTCTCCACTAACCATTTATTTTTAATAACTCCCAAGATAAGTAAGGGTTGTTGATCCGGTGGTTGGACCATTAATTAATTTAATCACTTCAGACACAACGTCTGAAACATATTGAGGCTTCAGAACTTTTATCAGTCTATTGAAACTAGACTCAGATCCAATGTCTGGCAGTTCTTCTCGGACTCGAACTGGTCTAATGCCAGCATCACCAAGAATTTGAAATTCATCTGAAACATACCTTTTTAAAACGGTTCTGGATCCAGTAATTGTTGCGTCATAACTTGGATCCGCTGTCACACTAAAATTTGATGCGGAGTTAAGTGGTAACTTTGGATTTATAACAATGCCGTCCATTTTGAAATAAACGGGTGAATCTAAAAGTGGATCAATCCTTTTTGGTTGAACATTGTTCAAAATTCTAGAGAATTTACCAGCCTCAAGTTTTCGCACAACAAAATAGTTATCGAGACTTACTGTTTCAGAACTTCCTGTGGTGAGTGAGGAGAAGGTGTTATTTATGACATCCGCTTTATTTAAAGATTCGATATATGTGCTAACAATACCATATTGATCACTAACATTTCCATCTGACGATGCGTCTCGTTTTACGATCATATCTCCTTTTTTAATTTTTGTTGTTTCATTAAAAAAGAAAGAGAACCCAGAGTAAAGTTCGGATGATCTTGCAGTTTCCTGTGCAGTGTATCGGGGCCACTCTTTGTTAATATCAATAATATCATTTGACATCAATACTATCCAAAATAATAAGGGATCTCCATAAACTTGTTCGGAAATCGACTCTGGAGTATCTCCATCTGAAATTGAATAAGTGTCAAAGACGACCGTGCTGTTTAAAGTTTTTTTTGTAAATTTAACCGATCTAAATATATCAAGAATAGAAATCGTTCTCAGATTCTTAAATCTATACTCTACTGTTGGAAAATTATTAAAAAGCATATCTGTTCCTTAAAAAGATGCTCTGCGGTTGGATCTCGATCTGGACAGAATTCGTGTGCCTTCAGGATCTCTAACCGCTGGTTCCAGTTCGGTATAATTTAATGCAAGGTTAATCGCCATAGGCTTCCCGCTGCTAGTAGCATATGCTCCACCCGCTGCGGTTCTGTTTACACGAACATCAGTTAATACTGAAGTTTGCGGTTGTCCTGCCCATGTTCTCGAATTAAATTGTCTACCTTCTCTTGACATAACATACCATGACCAAAGGGGTGGGTGAAACATTTTTTCGTTTGTAATTCGAGAGGGTGATGGGAGAGCGTTTGTTTCAAAACCGCTTGCAATTGCTTCCATCACAGCCGATTCTTCATTATTCTTCGCAATCATATTAAAATTAAACTGAAAATTTCTGTGTTCCATTTGAGTAAATCTCATTTCAGACTGATCCATGTCAACAGCACCAAAATATCCAGATGTTGTAAGATCAGCGATAAATCCCGGTGAAAGCCCTTTTATAATAGGTAACTTTGAAGCAAAACTACCAAGAACTCGAAGTCTACCCTCACCTTCACCAGCAAGAGCCATTGCCCCTTCGATGAGTGGATTCACGGCGGTTTCACCTCGCTCATAGTTTGCAGACACAGAAGATGACATATTAGGGGGAACAGGTAGTGTCGCAGAAAAAATAGCATCCCTACCACCAAATTGACGACCACCACCAGCAGCCCTTCCTTCTTGACGATTCGTATATTTCCGTGCCTCAAATGTTATCCATAATTGAATTTCGTCTGACTGTGAACGTGGAAATTCCATAACTGACCCCCCATAAATAGAGCATGGCTTACAAAACGAAGTATAAACCGATTAATGAATCTAAATATGTAGGTGATCCAACAAACATAATATGCCGCTCTTTGTGGGAAAGAAAGGTATGTAAATATTTGGATACAAATGAAAATATTGTCAAGTGGGGAAGTGAAGAAATAGTTATTCCCTATATTTCACCCCTTGATAACAAAAAACATCGTTATTTTCCAGATTTTATTGTAAAGGTCCGTGAAAATAATGGAAATCATAGAACAAAAGTCATAGAAGTAAAACCATACAAACAAACAATCCCACCAGAGAAGGGTAAAAAAAGAAAAAAAACATACCTCTCAGAATGCACTACATATATTGTAAATGAAGCAAAATGGGAAGCCGCAAAAGAATTTTGCAGGAAGCGGGACTGGTCTTTTGTAATTCTCACTGAAAAGGAATTATTTTAATGAAATCAGATATTGATACATTTCGCTCTCTGATTTTTAACAGACAAGGTGGAATCGGTGGTGGTTTACAACGTCCGACTCGTTACGAGGTGCTCATCGAAAACGATGACATTGGACTATTGACCTGGCCTGTTCAAACTTTTAGTTTGCCGGGAAGGAGTTTAGACGGAATTCCTGATGAATTAACGGCACAAGGATCAAATCCAAGAGTGATACCGATCAGAAGAGGTTATGGTGGTGAGCCGTCAATCCTGATGGGTTTATTGGTTGATCAAAACTGGGGTGTCCGAAAGTTTTTTGAGGATTGGTTAGATTTGTATAATCCTCTTGGTGATTTCGACACAGGGCAAAGAGGGGTTCTTCAAAGAACCGGATCATACTCCACAATCACACGCTCCAGTGTAATACTTGATTTTTTGGACATGAACGAAAACAGAAAATGGAGACTTGAATTAATCGAGCCATATCCAACATCAATCATTCAGGAGTCATACTCTGCTGATCAATTAAACCAAGTTGCCTCACTGAATGTTACAATCGGATTTAAGGAATATATTACAAAGCAATCCCCCAATGAATAATATGGAGAAATTATGAGACTTTTAGATCATTTGCAATCAGCCTTACCAAAATACAAAACAACAATTCCTTCAACGGGAAAAGAAACGTTTTTCAGACCGTTTCTTGTAAAAGAAGAAAAAATTCTTTTAATGGCAAAAGACAACGACGATGACTCAACAGTTCTCAATGCAATCGCAAACATTGTTGAAAGTTGTGTTGATGGTGTGAATAATGCGTATAAAATTCCAATGGTCGATCTGGAGTACCTGTTTTGTCAAATTCGAGCAAAGTCGGTTTCTGAAACGGCAGAGCCTATTTTTACCTGTCCGGTGACAGATGAGTCAGTGAAAGTTGGTATCAATCTAACCGATCTTGACATTCATAAGTCTGACGTTAAGAATGTGGTAAAAATTAACGATGAGATGACCATAAGGATGAAATCTCCAACCGTGTATGATTATATGAATATTGATAGCAAAAATGCAACAGATTCTTTAATCTCGAAATGTATTGACACAATAACATTGAATGAAGAAGTTTTTGATGGTTCCGACATTTCCGATGATGAAAAAACAGAGTTTATCGAAAACCTTACTCATGCACAATATAATAATCTGTGTAATTTTATTACAGAACAACCATATGTTTACAAAGTAATTGAGTATAGAACAAAAGACGGAGTTGAAAGAAAGTTAAGACTGGAAGGTATGCTTGATTTTTTCGGATGAGTCTTTGTCACGAAAACATAACCTCGATGATAAAGACAAATTCTGATTTGATAATACACTTTAAAATGAGCATCACTGAATTAGAATCTCTCATGCCTTGGGAAAGAGAAATCTACATAGAATTGATAAGACAACATGTGGATAAAGAAAACCAAAGAATTAGAGAGAGAAACAATGCCGGAAGAAACACTATTATCTAAACTGCTTTCAGGGCTTAAAAGAAAAGGCAGAAAGTCCCGAAAAAGAAAACAGAAGATCCGTTTACCATTCAGTGGTAGAATAAAAACTATCGCTTCAACTTTGATGAATAGTAAAATTCCAGACATAGAAAAACTGTCTCCCGAAGGACATCAAATAAACAAACCCTCCTTTGGAATTGTCGCTAAAGATAATCCAGAGTATGTTTCTCCTGCCGTAAAATTTAACGGCAAAAAATTGAACAAAACACTTCAGAAGAATAAGATTTTTTCAAAAGCATTTTCTAGACTTGAAATTATGATGAAAAAATTAAATGAGTCTGGAAAAAGATTTATTCCGATCAGTCGAAATGATGTGACTATTTTGACTAAGATTATTCCTGCATACAGAACTGGTGGTATGGTAATGAATCCAACCCCGGCAGTTTTGGGTGAAGGTGGACCAGAAAGTGTTCACGCACAAAACATGAGATTTCTTGAGGCCCAAGGAGCCCGAACAAGAGAATTTGCTGAAAGACATGGCATGGAAACTTATGGAATGGTCAGAGAAAGAGACCAAAGAATGTTTGAATCTGGTTTATCTGATAATGAAAAGGTACAACGGAGACTTATAGAAAGTGGAAAGTTCGGACAGTACGCACACATGTTTACAGAGCCTGAAGAAAAAAAACCAAAGACTGAAGCACAAAAGAAAGAAAATGAAATTAGACGAAAAGAAAAAAGAATAGAAACTTTAACTCGACGAATACCCCATCTACAAAAGCAATTAGAAAAAATATTAAACAATCCAAGAGTAAACAAAACAACAAAAGAAAGACAAGTTGCACACCTAAGAAAACGAATAAAAAATACAGAGTTAGATTTACAAAAATTAGCGGGTAGTGCCAGTTCCGGTGCTGGCTATGGTTTGTCTAAAGAGGAAAAAGCAAAATTCGCTGATGCCGCCACGAACAGAGGACAGAGGGCACCGATTGAAAACCCAACAGACGAAAACACTCATGGTTTGGATCCAATGGAATTAGAAGCCGTTATGACTGCAAATCGTCTTAGAGGAAAGAGGGCACCGATTGAAAACCCAACGGACGAAAACATGCACAGTTTGAATCCCGAAGAGTTATCAGCCGTCATGACAGCAAATGTTAATAGAGGAAGAAGGCCGGTCGATCCAAGTATCAGACCTTATGATGCCTCATTTACACCAAGAGATACCCCACCGGCACGATCTGTAGAATCTTTATTCATGGACAATACTCCTGGTCCTGCTCCCACTCCACGATATGATTCTTCTGGTATCCCACAAGTTAGCACACGGGGTGTAGAAAATATAAGTGGTGCTGGTGTAAATCTTGGTGAAAATTTAGTTGAAAGAACTAACGTGACGGAAAAACAAATTGAAAAAAGAGAGATGATGATGGCACAGGCACAAGCCAGCCAAGGTCAACAAGTTCCGATTCCAATAAACTTGGGAAAAAACCTGATGAAAGGCAGTAAACCTAGCAGTGGCTCTAACATCAGTGCCGGGTCAGAGGATGTGTTCACTCGGGTCTCAAAGGAGAATATGAAATTCCCCATATGGAGAACTCGAATGGGATAAAAGAAAAGCCCCGCCGAAGCGGGGCTTTTTGATTTCATTCATCTCCAAAATGAAATCAGTCTTCGTTACCCAGACTTTGGAAGTATGACAGAGCATCAGTCTCCTCACCCTCTGCCTCTCCGCTATCAGAGGAGGTCGTATCCTCCACAACAACATCCTCCACAGTCTTTTGACTCACGAAGTCAGATTCCGTCGCACGGATATCGTCACCGACAACCTCTTGCAACTTCTTCTTCAATTCATCGTAAGTCTTGAACTGATCTGGAGCAACGAACGCTTGAAGAGAGTGCTGTGTTTTCCACAACTCTTCAAGTTTATCATCATCACCACCGAGCAACTCGGAAGGTGATTCAAACTCAGACTTGTCATAGTTGATGTAACCACCAACCTTACGAACCTTCAACTTGAAGTTCGCACCAGCCCAGTAATCAAATGGGTTGATAGGATCTTCGTCATCAAACTCAGGCTGCATTGCTTCCTGAATCTTGTTGAAGATTTTCACACCATACTTGTAGAGGAACACTTTGCCCTCGTTCTCAGGTGCGCCAGGATCCTTTAGAACAAGGATGTTTGAGATGTAAGACAACTTACGCTTACGATCCCTAGCGATGTCCTTGTCGGATTCAAGACCGCTGTTCCAGAGTTCTGAGTTCATCTCTGAAACTGGATCCTTTTCACCAATCGTGGTGCGAGAGTTTTCGATATACCAACGACCACCAACCTTGAACGCATGGGTGTAAAGTTTAGCCCAAGGCATATCTTCATTTTCCGGTGCTGGGAGGAACCGAAAAACAGCCATGCCGTTGCTTGCTTTGTCAAGTGTTGGTTTCCAGAAGCGATCATCCTGATAAGAATTTTTCTTCTCAGCAGTCTCTAATTTCTTTGTCAGTTCGCTGATGCTACCGACAGACTTTCTTTTCATGTCTTTAAAACTCATAAACTTTCCTTTCCCAAGGATCTCCCTTGGCCTATTACTTTGTGGGAACTCCCCACTTCAAAAAAGAGTACCATGCCCTCGTGGGACATTGATGTTATAGTTTAACGTTGTGGCTTCAATTTGCAACTTTTCTTTTATCGGTTTTGTCACAAGTTTACCAGCAACCTCTGGTGACAAACTCATTTCTTCGCATATACATATTACAGCATCTAAATATGTCCCACCATTGTGGAGGACATGCCTTTCGACGAGTTTGGAGAAATTTTCTTGATCTTTTTCGCTAAATATCATACAAAGAAGTATACCTCCCTTTAAGGAATAAGTCAATACCCTTCTATTTATGGAGTTTTAAATGCCCGACACAGGATCTAACATAATTATCGACATCAGCGGAAACACCGCAAATATGGCAACAGACTTTGCTTTGTCTGGTGTCGGTATGACAAGCGCCCACGTTCCAATTCAGAAAATTGCATTTGGGGACAACACCGCTACTACTCGTGTTTCTTCTAGCGACCCACTCCCCATCACCATCCAGAGTTATCAGTCACTTACAGGTGTAACTGGTGAGGTTGGAATTACGGGTGCGGTTGCCATTGGAAACGTTGGTGAGATTGCAAACCACGGCAGCACATACGATTTGATTCGCAATTTTATCAAAGTTGCTGGATCCACTTCAGGTGATCCCGTTGGAATCACAGGTCACATTCAGGGTATGACAAGCGGAATTCCGGTCGGTGTTACGGGCACGATTTCAATTCGTGAAAACACTGAGGGGATGTTCGTCAGAGGTCTTAGCGGGACAGACGGATTTAGTGGAACCTTTGCTCCAATCCGAATTACTGGCGGCAGACACTTTTCACACCTTACCGATTCTATTGAGGTAACTGGTTCTGTTGTTGCCTCTGGTGGTAGAACTATTCTCTCTGCGACTGACAGTATTAAAGTATTCGGCTCGGATGGTGAAAAGACAATCAAATCTGTTCTTTACAGATCCATCGACGGTGGAACAGCAGGATTCTCTGGAGACGCTCTTAGAGTTGCGGTAACTAATATTGGGGCTGGAATTACATTCGCTTTAAATGTCGCATCTACTCACGGTGTCACAAACGCAGCAGAACCACCTCTGAGAATCCAAGGATTTACCGCTGGTTCTGGTCACGATCCCGTTATCGTTCGAGGACAGTATGATGGTGCGGTCCGAGTTACAGCACCATCGGCACTCCCTGTTTCATTCAGCGGTGACATGGACATTAATGATACCGACTTGATTAATTCTCTTGAGTCATCATCAAAACCTCTCATCACTAACTTGTCGAACATTAGCACAAATTCTGATTCGATTCCTCTGATTAGAAATGATCTTTCCACCGGAAACTTTAAAGTTACAGTTTCTGAGTCAGCACAACCAGAAGCATTAGTTTCTGGATCCAGAACAGTTTCTACTGTTGCTGGTCAACTTGTTAAAAACGCTGCCTTGAAGAGTGGAATTAAAGTTAAAGCGAGTATGGATAACACTGACTCGATTCTTGTTGGTGGGTTCCGTCTTGCCAACGATTCATCGGCGGGTTACATGCTGGAGCCGGGTGATTCTTGTTACCTAAATATTGATAACGCAGGAAAAATTTATATTCGCTCTGTGAGCGGTAGTCAACAAGTTTATTACATAGGTTCTTAATATGGATAAAGAGCGAAGAGAGTCATCGAGAAGGAAGTCGAAACTTCAAAGATATTCGACTGACTCTTTCTATGGACTCGAATTCACTACATCTGATCTTAGTAGATTTGATAGAAGGCAAATCAGCACCATCCCAAACTTTATAGTTTCGGGTAGCGATATTATTATTGACTACTCATCTACAAATAATCCTGCCGATCTTGAGGAACTTACAACAATTTTTCAATCGAAAAGAGCAGGAGCGTCTTTTTCAATATCGAACGCAAATTATGATGACAAAATTAGAAATGTAAGAGCGGATTTTAATGGTAGTTATTCGTTCAAAAATTTGGTGGGTGATCATAAAATAAAAGCAACACCCACAGGAATAACATTTAGTCCAGATGTTAAAGTTTACAGATCAACTTTTTTTGATAAAGTTCCTTTTATTGGCATAACTCTTCCTCCAGAAACTTCCGAGGAATATCGAGTTATAAATCACCTTGGAGTAAACTCAAGCGAATCATTTTCACGATCAGG